GGTAACTTAACATTTGTTGTATTACCTGTTCCTATAATGTCTGTCATATCTAAATCTGGACTTTGTATTGTAGTTCCTTCTCTTTCGCCTAATGACATATCTTGTTTTACAACAACATATTTTTTATTTGTTTTATCATATGCCACTTTCGCTTGAGAACCTATTTCTTCAGCGACTGCTTCTGCAAAACCAGCACCAATAGCTCTAAAGTCTTGACCATTTTGTTGTAATACACCGTCTTTAAATTGATATTTACCAGCAATGGTCTCTAAACCTTTTGCCTCGTCTAATGCAATCTTTTCAGCAACGCTAGCGTCACCTGTTGAAACCTCGTCTAATTCTGATTGTGTTGGTGTAATATTAAATTTCATTTTATCTTTTACAAAATCAGGTAATGGTAATGCGTCAACAATACCGTTTATTGCTTCTTTAATTCTATTGCCTATACTAGCAAAAAAGTTTGTAATAGGTTTAAACATTTTGTCAACTAATCCTATAATTGTGCTAGGTATTCCTACAACAGCATCTTTTACACCTGTAACTAAATTATTAAATGTATCTGTTACAAAAGTAAAAATCTCATTGAATCTACCTATTGCAAAATCTATATCTTTTTTTATTTCTATTTTAAAATTTTCAAATGCTTCTGTAAAAATATCTGGTATTGTTTCTAAAAAGAATTTTTTTAACGGATCAATTAAATTTTCAAAACCAAATAATTCACCAATACCATTTATCATATCTGTAAATGTTTTTAATATTGCACTTATAAACTTATCACCTATCTCTTGAAAACCTGCAAATAGATTTGTAAATGCACTTTTAACTAATTCTAAATCGCCTGTTATAAAACCCCATAATAAATCTTTTACAAATACCAAACTATTTACAAATGTCATAAATCCTAATTCTAATGTTTCAATTGCAAGTTTTAATGTTTGACCAATAACTAGTAATGCTCCCTTAACTACCATATCTGCAACTTTCATTATTTCATCAAAGACAGGTTGAAGAGTTGTGCCTATTTTTTTAAGAGCATCTAAAGCTGGTGCTAATGCCTTTGCTATATCATCAGCATATCTGTAAACTAAAGTAAAACCTAATATTAATGCACCCAAAGGACCAAATCTACCAAATAGTTTTACTAATAGACCACCTTTGCCAAAAAATGCTGCTATTGGTCCCATTATTGATTTAAATAAACCTGCACCAGGCAATGCAGCTAAAAATCCAAAAAAACCACCTGTTTTTTTGTCTGCCTCATTATTTAATGCACCACTATCGCCTGTATTACTACCTGACAAATCATTTTTATTAGCTTCTTTGTCATTTTCAGTTTTATCTTCTAATGCTCGTCTATCTTGTAATTTGTTAAAGGCAACCATTTCCATGATACCATCAGCAACACTTCTAACTGCTCGTAATGTTTGATTTTGTATAAATCTAATTTGTTCAAGTATTTCAGTTGAAGTATCAGAGTTTTCAGCTAATACAGCAGTACCAGAGGCAGCTACTAATGCGCTACCAACAATTTTTTGTTGTTCTTCTACAACTGCCAGAGCACTTGATACATTTTTGTTTTCTTCAGCCATTTAACTCTCTATACTTTATTAATCTTTAGATTTTACTTTTGATGGTTTACCATTTACATATATTGCAAACCAACCAGCACCAGCACCAACAACTACTGAAACTAAACCTGCTTGAGCGTTATTAGGAGCTTCTAATGCCATAAACCAAGTGATGACTTCCATAAATGCATATGCATAAGCAACCATCATAAGTCTTGGTACTAATCTCCAGTTTGATATTAATTCAGGTATTTCTACCTCAATAAAATGCCACAATTGTGAGCATCCATATTTAAATCCTGACCAGCCTGCGCCGAACATTGATTTTATTTTTTCTATCATTTTATTTTCTCTCTCGTTCTCGTTTTTCTTTTTCTTCTTTAATATATGCAATCAACAAGTTTACATATATCTCCCTTTCCCACGGTACCATATCATTTAATTCAGTTAATGAATATTTATGATGTTGCATTAATGCAAAATTCACCTGATAATGGTTTTCAAGCGTGTCATGTGATAGGGCTACCCGAAAAAATCGGAAAGACCTGATAATGTAATCTTACTTGTTACCTTCGTTTTAGGGTTGGTTACATCAATTTCATGCATAAGTTTTGGCATAGTTTCATAAAATCTCTGTATTTTCTTAAAAGATTTACTATCTAAACTTTCTATAAACTTATCTAGTTCTTCCCTAGAATAGTCTTTAGCCATATGCACTTGTTCACCTTCAAAGATTTGGTAAACGCCATCTGCAATCACACCAAATAATGTTTTTGTATCAGCACCTTTACTATAATCTATCGTAGGGTCAACAGAATTGATTGTAGGGTATTTCATCAATACACCTATTTTCTTTTCTTCGTCAACCATAATTTTATTTCTATGTTCATCATCTACATGCACATCAACTTTTGATAAGTCAACTTCAACCTCTGCATAATCTTTTTTAGTGTCAGGACATAGAATTTTTAAGTTAACAACTTCACCTACTGATTTAGACCTAATCTGTAAAAATACATATTCTAGGTCAAATGTCGGTAAGTCATCAACATTTAATTGTCCAAATGTACACACACTAACTATATCTTTTAATGCTTGTACAATTTGTTTTTGTTCTTTTGATTCCATCGCTTGTAATAAAATCTTTTCTTCTTTTACAAGAAACGGTCTATACTTTACTTTTACATCACTTGATGGTAATGTCAATTCAAAAGTATTACTTTCCAATACTGGCAATGCCATAATATTATCTCCTTATTATTAACCAAAAGGTGGAAATAATCTTCCACCTGTAACTCTACCAATCGGTAGATTTCTTCTAGTTGTCTGTAATATATCTCTGCCTGCTCTTCTTATTTCAGGAGGCAGTTTACTCAAAATACCACCAAACAATCCAAAATCTTTACTTGCTTTTATAGTCGGTTTATCACCGGCTGCTTGACCAATTGTTGCACCATTGACTTGGTCAATTGTTAAATTTACCCAATTTCTAAAGTTTAAAGTAACAGGTACTTCAACAATAGTATTATTAGCACCATATGTATATTCAATAGGACTAATAACTTGTGGATAAACTTCATATAATCTAACTGCATATGTAACTCTAGCGTCATCATCAGCTTTAGCGTCAAACTGACCTAACTGAAATATATCTATTGAGCCAACATAATTATCATAATATTTCATGTCGTGAGTTTCATTATTAAATATTGTTTTTTGCCAATTTTCCCAAAACATTCTTTGTCTTAAAAACTTATCACCAAAAAATGTCATCTCTATTTCACCACTAAATGAGTATGCGTAGGGCATTTCTCTTTTTGGTCCATAAGTTTTATGTGGTGCTGTATTAATATCTCTACTTGGCATGGTAATCTTATTACACATCATTTGCATGTTCTCACGCATAGTACCACTATTTAAATCATTACTTGTATTTGGTACAATATCAAAGTCATGACCTGGTGTTGTAATTAATTTTTGTGGTGGATTTATTATGACATAAAACCTATTTGGTCTTGCCATACCTTCACCTTGATTTATCTGTGCCTGAAATCTTTGTAGTACACCAGAACCACCAGGTTTTCTTTGTAGTCTAGGGTCACCTGCTACATCAGCTAATGACTTATCTCTTGGTAAACCAAGTCTAATATCAAAGTTACCTATTCTTCTTCCGCCTCGTAAGATTGCCATTATAGTATTTTCCCTTTATTAGGACCTTTTTTAATTCTATATCTTTGTGTGCCTGTTGCACCAATCTCAACTTCTTGTCTTAAATTTTTAGAAAGTTCTAATTCTTTCTTGTGTTTATTAATTTTGTTAGTATGTTCTACTAATTGTTTTGTTCTATCTCTGTCCATTAGTATGTCTTTCTACTTTTAGCAAATACCTGACCAAGTGTTGCACCTTGAAATTGTGCTACTGGTAAGTAAGCTGCCAATGCCATCTCATTTACATTTACTCTTAAAAATTGAGACCTGACTTGTGAGTACAAATATCTCTTTATACTCGCTTTGGTATATTTATTGTTCTTAATAGCATTGTATGAAGCTTGAATTTTAGTTGATTGGTCAAACTTTGCATTACTAGAATATGATTGTAATTGTTGTAAAAATGCAAATCTAGCACCGTAAGGTAGATAATGAAAGTTTAAACCTATAAAACCACCTTTCATTGGTTCTAATGGTAGTACCAATGGAAAAGTATCGTAATATGGTAATCGTGCTTTTGTTTTAGGGTCATAGAAAAACATGGCCATACGACCTGCACTAGGTCTACCTAATAATTTACCACTAGCAAACAATTCACTAGGACTAGTTCTATCTGCAATTAGAGATACAGCATTCCTGTACCAACTAGCACTCTTTTGTTTGTTGCCTTGTAAATCTTTTAGCGGTTCAAATACATCTATTGCCATACCACTATTTATAAGAAAACCCCTAGCGATTTCTCGCTAAGGGTTAATACCTCGGTAAGAGAGAGAAAGGATTAATCTTCGTCTGCTAATTTACTAAAATATGACAATGTGTCGTCATCTTCGCTAGCAGGCTTAGATTCGTTTACCTTTGGCATTTCCACGCTACTTGTAGATTGCTGTGGTGGGAGGTCTACTTCATCTACCGTAGTCGTGCTTTGCGTTCCCGTAATTACCCTATTCAGTTTCTCTTTGAGTTCATCATAGGTCTTGAAATTACTAGGGTCAACAAATGGTTTTAGAGGGTATTGTTTTTCCCATATCGCTTTGATTTGGTCATCTGCCTCTTTCAATTGCGATACGCCCTCAAACTCGGATTTATCGTAGTTCCAATAACCATCTACTTTTCTGATTTTTAGTTTAAAGTTTGCACCTTTCCAAAAATCAAATGGGTTAATTGGTTTCTCGTCTTCAAAAGCTGGTTGCATTGCTTCTGTAATCTTGTCAAAGATTTTTTTACCAAACTTAAACAATTTAACTTGGCCTTCATTCTCTGGATGTTTAGGGTCTGATACAACAAAGATATTTGCATAGTAAGATAATTTTCTTTTTCTTTTTCTAGCAATCTCTTTATCACTATCAACACCTGTATTCCAAAGTCTTGTGTTATCTTCACTCACCGGGTCTTTATGATTTAAAGTTGTAAGTGAGTTCTCAATATACCAACCACCTTTGTCTTGAAAGGCATGTGACCATACTCTTTGCCATGGCATTTCTTCACCATTAGCTGCTGGTAAAAATCTAATAACAGCATAGCCATTACCAGTTTTATCTAACTCTGGTTTCCAAAGTCTGTCGTCTTGATATTTGTTTTTGTTTGATTGGTCCTCTGGTGAAAGTTTTGTTTCCAGAGCTTTTGTTATTGCGTCAAAATTACTTGACGAGCTTTTTAACGATTCAAAGTCCATATTTATTCTCCTATATTTTAAATATTCGTTGTCTTTGTGTAGGCTGTATTATCGCCTTCATATAGTATTTATACAAGTTGTTCATACTCATTTAAATATTTCATCACATTTTCTGGTGTTGATACCTCGTAAGGGTCATCATCATCTGAAAAGTTGTTGAAACCTGGTTCTTCAAACATGGCTTCTACTTTGCCATCATTGATAATTACTGCATAACGCCAAGACCTCATACCAAAACCTTGTGCTGGTTTA